TCCAAATTGTGTTAAATCTTTTTTTTTTTTTTTCTTATAGTTTTCTGAAAAAAATAAATCTCCACCGCCACCAATGGTGAATTCTATATCATCTGAATTTTTATAATTTTTAAAATTTTCTCTTTTTAAATATTGAGATATTTCATAATAGAATGTTAATAAATTATCTATTTCTTCATCAGTTAAAATGCATTCCTTAGTTTTAATATAATGATTATAACATGTAAGGCAAGAACTTGTACACTTATGCCAAATTGCACAATCAATTTCATTTATTTTTGGTTTTTTTGATATAAAATTAAATCTTGAACAATTATTATTGCAAAAAGCTAATCTATATAATTTTAAATACTTTTCAATATTTTTTGGAAAAGCTTTATATATAAATGTTTTTAAGAATGATATACTAGAAAGTGTTAAATTTTGTTGGCAACATAAATTAATTCCATTAGTATCATCAAGAATCACATTTTGATTAGCACAATAATTTTCATCAGAAAAATTATCAATTTCCGAAGGATTTGCTAAAAGCCTTATCAATTCTTGTGCATTTAAAATTTTCATTTAAGTGTATTTGCAAATTTTTCAAGATCTTCAATTGTTTTTTTACCATTTACAGCTTCATCGGTTTTCCCTGCTATATTGGAAATTATATTTTTCACCATAGTGAATCCGTTCTTTATTTCAATAATTTCTTCTGCATCAATTATTTTTTGCATATTGAACAGAAGATTATCTATATATATTTCATTACAACAATATGGATGACATGGATGTTCTTTAAAATCATTAATGTACCAAATGGCTTTTAAAATATCTTGTTTTGGTGTATTTTTTAAAGTATATCTAGAAATATACTTCCAAAAATTTCCAAGATCAGAGCACAGCCATCTAGTAATTTCTATAACTTCTATACCAGTTTTACTTGATGTATAATGTGAAGGGTGCTCAACATTTTTTTTAATTTCTTCATCTGTCATTTTAATTTTCCTTTTGTATATCAAAATATAATAAAAAATTGACGTCTAAAAATAATTAGACGTCAATGAAATTCTTAAAGTTTCTTTTACGAAAAGTTCTTTATTAGTCCTATATGACCTGTAAGTTTTTGTATCATATCATCAAAAAGATTTGTAATTGCCCTATTTTGAGAATAGTTTTTTGATATAGCATCAGCAGATTGTTTATATTGCGGAGGCAATATCAAATCCATCATCATGCAACTGATATTGACGATCATCAAAAGTCATAGGTGTATAAGATAAACAAATTTCAGCTAAAGAATCTCCGAAATCTCTAAGTTCATCATATATTTCATTGAACTGAGTATGATAAAAACCTTTACCACACTTTAGATGATAACAATGAACTTTTATTGAAAACATTAATGTATCAAGAAAAAAATCATACAAAGCCTTATATTCATTTTCTTTAGTCTGATTTAAATATGATAAAAAATCACCTTGAATTTCTTCACTCATTTCAATAATCCTCTGTTAAAATTTCTTCTAGTTTATTTATAACTTCTTTAGCATCATTCTTAAATTTGATAGCGTTACCGCCAGACCTAATAAAAATATCTACATTTTTTCCAAAATCATCAATCAAAACAGAATTTTCAACTGCATATTTAGCTTTATCGGCTCCGTGAACAACAAAATAAATATTAAGTGGGTTTATTTTTAGGTTATTTTTTATCCATGTTTTTTTACCATTTCTGCCTTTTTCATTTCCAATTGAAGAAAGAATACAGAGATTTATATCATGACCAAGACAGTATTTATATAAGTACTTATAAAGCTTCTTTCCTTCGTCAATCCATTTTAGATTTTCCCAGAATTTTTCGCCTTCAGTATTAAGAAGTTGCCAATTAACTTTTCTAGTTTTGAGATTAAGATATTTCTTTTCCGCGGCTTCATTAGCAAAATCGCAAAGCACGCCGTCCATATCTAAATAAATATTTTCTATCATATTATTGTATTTATAAAAGTTTAAGTTTTTCCTTCTTTTTCATTTTTTCGTATTTTTTGTTGTTCATCTTAGTGAACCAATAGTTTTTGCACATCCCCATCTTCACTAACAAAAGATGACATACGTGATGTTCTTTTGGTGTAAGTTTAACTTTGTTGGATTTCTTGTTAGAGCCACCATAAGAAATGGGAATTATGTGATGTTTTTCTGTTATTCCCTCTATACAATCTCTATATTTTGCTCTTTCTATTATTGCTTCATATATAGCGGAATAGTTCATTTCTGTTCTTCCGTCTTATAGAAACCAGAATCTTCTAACCATTTTATTGCTGCATTATCTTCACTAGCCTGAATTAAAATACCATTTGATTTAAGATATAATGGTACGGCCTTGTTTATTATTCTATAAGCATCTAGAATGTGTCTTTTATCATATTCACGTATTGCAATACCAATTCCCGGAACAAGTGTCTCAAGCTGTTCTCTAGTGATTATATAACGTCTATCAACATTCATAAAATTATAAAATTTTTGAAATTTATAAATAAGTTCAAATCTTATTTTTAAAGGAATATGATGAAGATTCAGACCAACGAAATTGTTTAATGATTTTAAAGACGGTCCTATACAATATATAAAAGGAAATTTATCTACATCTTTATTAAATGTTTTTGGATTATAAGAAAATGAATACCAAAAACCGTTTACTATTTTAGATGCATTTTCAAAATTTTTCATTTTCTAAGAAATTCTTTAAATGATGGAATTCTTTTGTGTTTTCTTTTTCTTTTGCGTTTTGTTATACTTAACGGTGTAGCGTAAGTGCCTTTTCCATCTCCACCATTGGGAATGCCTTGATTAAGACCTATATCACCAACACCCATTCCAAAATCTTCTAAAATTATCATATTTTCCTCAAAGTTTAGACGCTTCTATCAACCCAAGAGCTTTTCATAAAATCATTGAAATTTTTAGAATGTTCAAGGCCGTCTTTTGTCTTAAAATTGACTACGAGATGATTGAATGATGTCACTATAACTTTAACTGGACAACAGGCCTTTTCTGTGCTAGTGTAATAAATTCCGCCAACATCTATTTTATATCCATAAATCTGAAATTTATCTTCACATGCCGGACAAGCCATTTTAATTTTGCCTCAATATATTGTCTAATGTATCATTTACCTTTTTTACCGTATACCTTTTACTTAATGTTTCTGCATTTGATAGTGCATTCTGAATTCTTGTGTTTGCATCTACGCTTTTCACCCAGCTCATTGAAGATAATTTGGAAAGCTGAGGTTTCAACCATTTTCTCATTTTTGCCATTAGAAGATCAAGGTTTGATATGGCATCATTTTCTTCTTCTGTTTTTGGAGTTTTTATAAGATTTCCTTCTTTGTCTATTAATCCTAGCCTATATGCTTTTAAATCTGTAGGAATTGTCATTATACTTTTAAGAAATATATAAACAAGTACATTATCAATTGTTCTTGAATGTGTACTTAATGAAATTTTTTTATTATCTGTTTTCAAACTTTTTACTATTTCTGTAGCTTCTGAAATTACATTATTTGATTCTAAATCAGCAACGCCAAAAGAAGCATTGACGTAAATTTTATGAAGACTTTTTACTGCATCTTTATCTTTGAGTGCTTCATTTATTCTTTTGTAACACAAAGCTAAAATATCATTCATATTATATTTATAAAAAAGATTGTGGAACTATGTTCCACAATCTTTAAATGTTTGTAATAATTATACTATCGATTCTTCCGCTTGTATCTCGACCATCTCTAGCATCTTTAGGAACAAGTCTAAGAATTTCTGAAGGAACATTAGATAAATCAGGTTTTCCTTCATACTGTTTCCAAGTATCATTTGGCATAAGTCTTCCGTAAACCGGATCATTTATATATTGATTTGGATCTATCATAATGTTTTGTATCTAAAAAGTATCCTTCCTTTTGTCATATCGTAAATAGAAATGCCAACATCAACTTTGTCACCTAAAACAATATGGATGTTGTTTTTTCTAATTTTTCCGCAAATCGTACAACGAATAATTGCATCGTTTTCTAGTTTTACATTGAACATTGCATTTGGAAAGGCTTCTTCAACATAACCTATAGCAACAACTTCGCTGGGATTTACTTTTTCTTTCTTTTCTTTATTCTTAGACTTGTTTTTCATATATTACTTAGTTTTCTTAGCCTTCTTAGATGTCTTTTTTGTTTTAGCTTTCTTTGTTACATTACTCTCGGTTTTCTTTGCCTTAAACTTGAGTGTCATTGGCTTAAGCTTTTCTGTTTCATCAATAAAAGATTTTACATCAGATAAATCCATTGCTGGAGCCGTCTGTAATTTTTCTATATCTATATTGCAATCAGAAGGGCAGTCGTTGTTTTCAATTTGGGTTAATGCATTGGAATTTTCATCCTTTTCGTCATGAATCATATCAAGACATTCTGACGCCATTTGCATATCGGTTTCACAATTACAGATTTTATTATTTTCTTTGTTCTTGAAATAATTTTCTGCGACAATAGCACCCAAAATAACATCAAGTAATAATGCGCACATTAATATAATAAGCATTTTTTATTCTCCTATTTTAGTCTAAAATTGAACCAGCTATATTCATAATGTCTTTTTCTTCATTATTTTCAGTTGATTCTGTTTTTGTTTCGTTTTTCGATTCCATTTGAAACTTTTTACCATCAACATTTTCTTCTTTTGGAAGTTCGTCAATAATACTTGCAGCTTTCATAATGTCATCGTCCATTTCTTCATTAAGATCAGGAGTTTCCTGTTCCTTATGTAAAGAAACCTTACTATGATGATCACAAACAGTGTTTTTACTGTTTTTTGAATTAATATATCTAGACATTCCACTAGCTATACTTTCATCAATAATTTTTAATCCAGAAAGACCGTATTTAATAAAACAAGTATCTATTTTTTTATATAAAGTTTGTTTATAAAGTTCAACTTGCTCATTTAAAGACGTTGCTTTTGTATTCTTTTCTTTTGAATCATTTAAAAAATTTGTCATTATTGACCTCTTTTTATATTTATAAGTAATTATGCAATGAATGTGTCTAATTTATCAACAATTCCAAATTTTTTAGCTTCTGCTGCTGACATAAAATTATCAGAACTAATGGCTTCTTTAATAATCTTTTTACTTTTTCCAGTATATTTCATTAGCATTTCACACATTATATCAGAAGTTACAGAAAGTTCATTTTTCATAATATCAAGACCATCAATTGTTCCATCATCAATTCCATCAGGATAAGACGGCCTATGAATCATAATTCTTCCATGTGGATAAGTATAACGTTTTCCTTTAGTTCCAGCAGCAAGAATAATTGAAGCCATAGATGAACATGCCCCACAACATACTGTAATAACTGGTATTTTTGCGGCTTTTAATTTTTCTATTTCATCAATTAAAGCAAAGCCAATATCTACTTCTCCGCCGGGAGAACATATAAAAATTTTAACTGGGCTTTTTGATTCATCATTCCAAAAATTAAGATACTTCAAAATTTCACAACTATTTTCTGTAGATATTTCACCAGTTAGCCAAATAGTTCTGTTTACAAGAAAATAATTATCTCTTAATGTAGTAAAATAATTAGGTGTAACAATAGGTTTTGATGAATCATTTTTAGTTTCTGTTTCTGTTTCCTGACTCATAGTTCTCCTTAAAAATTTTTACAAACGATTCACCATGATTAAATTTTCTAATTCTTTCTGGTGTATCAATTGTTTCGTCTAGGCATGGAATTATTTTTGTTGATTTAAAGTAAACTTTATCAAATTTAACTGCGGCATAAACTCCGCAATATAATATTTTATTAAAATTAATGATATTGTCTTTAAATTCGCATTTAATGGATTTATCAGAAACATCAATTATTTTATATTGATTTCCTAGTCCGTCTTCACAAATCTGCCCTACAGTAAAATCTAAAATTTCATGCATTTTTTGATTTATCTCTGTTTAACAATTTGTAAATTTTATCGGCGTTTTTACGAATCCATAAAAGTATTTGTTCATCATCATCTTTTGTATGATTTTTATTTTCAAAAAATATTTTGATATACGATTCTGGATTAAATTCAATATCTTCAATAACAGAACAAATCAAATGTGATGCAAATGTTTTGGCTGTAAAATTTGTATTATTATTTATCGTTAGTGTTTTCATATTTTTCTACAAGTTGAGTCAAATCTTTTATAAATTCTTTAGAAATTTTTTCAGGAAGATTTGCAGAAGACTTAATTAACCATTCAGAAAGATTTTTTGTTTTTTCTTTATTTATGGAATCAGAAGTATTCTGTAACTGATTTTCTAATTTCATAATTTTTGAAAAAAGTATAGGATCTTTCAATATCTGCAGAACCTTCTTCATAGAGTTAGAATTTGTATCAACTTTCCAAATTTTTTTCTTTTTCATTATTCTTCTGGAAGATTTGTCTGTTCTTGCATTTTGTCAATATATGACTGAATAATAGTATTCTTAAATTTATCAGCCAATTCAGTATCACAGGGATAGAAAAATGCTTGTCTTTTTTTATTTGCCATATTACGAGGATAAACTACTGAATAGTCATTAGTATTCTGACTATGAAAAACTTTAACACCAGTAAATCTAATAGCATTATTAAGTTCAAATCTAACAATCGCTACACAGCCATTCTTACTTTCATTAACTGGAAATGCCTGAATTTTTGTAATTTCAAAATTAGTTGTCATTTTATTTTCCTTTTATTCATAAAGATTTTTGTCAGTTTCTCTAAGCCCATTGATAATATTTTTATCAAGTTCTTTTTGCTTTTTTGCAATCAATTGAAGCTTTGCATCTTTTAATGCAGCTTCTTTAATTTCATTATTTCTTTTATAGGCAGAAACAATTCTATTTGGAAGAAACATACAAAATACAAAACCCAATATAATTATAAAATATTTTGCAATAATTGTAAACCAATATATTGAAAAATTTTGAATTACATTTCCAAATACGCCAAGTAATGCCATAAGAATTATATAGCATACACAACATATTGTGGAAATTATAATAGATTTTTTATTTATATTAAATGATTTCATCTTCATCAAGAATACCGTCAACTTCTACATCATTTGTAAAGAAATACTTTTCGGAATTAAAATCGTTACCTTTTTTCTTAGTTACTGTTACCGGAAGTGCTGTTCCAATATTAAAAATAACTCTATCACCAGGCTTTACATTATTTTCAACCCTAACACCGGTATAAGGATTCAGTCTCCCTGGTCCTGCAGAAACTACTGTTCCGCAAACAATACCTACAGTTTTATTTACCTCAGGAATAAAAATTCCTCCAGCACTAACCTTTTCATTTTCAACTTTTACAAGAATCTTATTTTCTGTGAGTTTCATTATATTTTCCTTTTTTAAATGTTAATCAAAAAATCATTTTTATTAAGTTTTCCTAAATTTTCGTTTGGAAAACCTATTGAATTATTTATTAGTAAAAATTTTCCATTTTTATTCTTTATTTCTTTTTTTATTTTCTGATGAACATGCCCACAATGTAAAATTGCTCCATTCTTTAATTTTGACGAAAATAATTTATGGTCATATAAAGAAAAGTTATCATCAGTTTTTATATAATCTGGCATATAATGGGAAATTACTA